ATTGCAGTGTTACGGTAACACTGCAATAAAAGTCAACAACCGAGGGCAAATTATGCCTATTAAAGTGGAAGATACAAGAACAAGAAGGATAGACGGCGCCGTAGCTCATATAATAGCAACAGCTATATATTTGAAATACAGATCGGACTACCTAAATCTAGTGAGGTGAGAAAATGGCAATTAAAGACTTATTTAAAAAGAAAGAAAGCAATAAAAATTTATCGTATGCTACATTTATGAATGATACGCCTATATTTTCCCAATTTGGTGAAGATGTATATGCATCAGATATTGTCCGTAGCAGTATCGATGCAATAGCAAGAGAATGTTCTAAACTTGAACCAAAACATATCCGGAAAAATTCAAAAGGAGTTATTGATACTCCAGCAAGTAGTTTAAATGCAATATTTAATTACAAAGCAAATCCATTTATGACAATGGCAGATTTTATTACTAAAATAATTTGGCAGCTTTACTTGGAATATAATGTTTTTATTTATCCTATTTATGAAACTTACATGGATAGCAACGGAATTAAAAGAAAAAGATATAAAGCATTTTATCCTTTAAATCCAATTCAAGTAGATTTTTTAACAGATCCACAAAATGAATTATGGGTTAGATTCTTGTTTAAACAAGGGAAAACTATTCAATTACCATATAGTTCAATTATCCATTTAAGAAACCAATTTTCAGTTAATGACATTATGGGTGGAGATTACACAGGTAATCCAGATAATACTGCATTACTAAATTTAATTAAAACAGATAGTGTAGTTGTTGAAGGGTTAGCAAAAGCTGTCAAAAGCGGATTAGCAGTTAGAGGTTTTCTAAAATACAATACTGTATTAAGTGATGAAAACCAGGAAGAAGAAATTGCAAAATTTGAGGCTAAACTTGATTCAGGAGATTCTGGATTTATGCCGTTAGATTTAAAATCAGAATATAAAGAAGTTAAAATAGATCCAAAAGTTATTGATTCTACAACAATGGAATTTATAGATAAAAGAATTTTAAGAACATATGGAACAAGTACTGCAATTGTAAGTGGAGATTTTAATGAAGCTCAATACCAAGCATTTTACGAAAAAATTCTCGAACCGATTATGAACAGTTTAGGTCAAGCTTTTACAGCAAACATATTTACAGCTAGAGAAATATCAGTAGGGAATCGTATTGTTTTTTATCCAAAAAACATGATGTATTTGTCAATTAATTCAAAACTTGCTATAATAAAGACAGCTGGTGAACAAGGACTACTAACCAACGATCAAAAACTTCAAATATTAGGGTTGCCGCCAATCGGTGGAGACCAAGGTGCAATGCGCACAATGTCTTTAAATTATGTTGATGTCCAGTTAGCAAATGAATATCAAATGGCAAAAGCCAAAGCACCACAACTTAATGTACAAGGAGGCAACAATAATGAAGAATGACAACAGTAACAAAGAAGTTAAAAGAGCGTATACAATTGCTGACATTAGAGCTGAAACCATTAAAGAAAATGATGGCGATGATTTGAGGCAAGTATCGGGCCATGCAGCAGTTTTTAATCAAGAAACTGTTATATATGGAATGTTTAGAGAAACAATAGAAAGAGGTGCATTTGATAATACAGATTTTGATGATGTATTATATAGTGTAAATCATGAATTAACAAAAATACCTTTAGCAAGAAGCCGAAGAAATAACGGGAATAGCACTTTATATTTAGAAGTTGATGATACCGGATTATTTACAAGAGCTTCTCTGGATGTTGAAAACAACAATGAAGCAAAAGCATTATTCTCAGCAGTTAGTCGAGGTGATATTGATGGAATGTCATTCATTTTCTACGTCAGAGACGAAGAATGGGTAGATTTAGACAAAGACCTACCATTAAGAAGAATAAAAGAGATTGCTAGAGTTAAAGAAGTATCAGCCGTTAATTTCCCGGCATATACGGGAACGGACATAAATACTGCTCGCGGAGTAGACACGTTGGATAACGCTAAAATAGTATTGGAAAATGCTAGGTCTAAAGGGTTGGATAACTCGAGTGAAGTAGAGATTTTAAAAATTAGAAACAAAATTATAGCACAGGAGGGAAACTAAGATGCTAAAAAAATTAAAAGTAATGTTGGCAAAAGCCGAGGAAAGAAAAGCAACGTTAATCCAAAAATCTGAAAAATCAGAGGATGTTGCAGAATTAAGAAGTATTCAATCAGAATTACCTGAAGTTAATCAAGAAATTAAAGATCTTGAAGAATTGATTTCAGAAGAAGAAGCAAGAGCTGCTGCGGATCCTGCAGCAACAAGTGATTCGGAAGAAAGAAAGGCTTTAGCTGAGGAAGCAAGAGCAATAGGTACTTTCACAGGTAACAGTCAAACTTTAGCTGCTTCACAAGAGCAAGTCAGAATGATCGACACTCAAGCAGAGCAGCTAAGAAATAACCGCCCGATCGAAGTACCATTTGAAGCGCGTGCAACAACAATTGCATCTGGTGATTTAGTTGTTGAAACAAAGTACAAAAGAACATTAGCACCACAATTTAATGATGTATCATCATTAATTGATAGAGTAAAAGCATCACCTATGCAAGGTGGAAATGCTTATACTGCTGGTTTTGAAATTTCTCATGGGGAAGCAGGAGAAACAACTGAAACTGGAGATTATGCTGATGTAGATCCTACATTTGGATATGTAGATGTTGGTAAAGTTAAAATTACTGCTTATTCTGAAATTACAGATGAAGCTGTTAATTTACCAAACGTTGATTATCGCCAAAAGGTAATTGATGCAGTTAATAAATCTATTCGCAAAAGAATTACAAAGCAAATTTTAATTGGAGCTGGAACAGCAAATACGTTTACAGGTATTTTTAATGCTCCAACTAATGTAATTCCAACTGCTTCAGATTTAGACATTGCCGATATTGATGCCAATACATTAGATTCAATCGTATTAAATTATGGTGGAGATGAAGATGTAGAAGGTGCTGCAACATTAATCATTAACAAAGCAACGTTAACAAACTTTGCAAAAGTTCGTTCTACTGACGGAAAAAAATTATACAAAATTACAATGGATTCACAAGGTAATTCTGGAACAATTTCATCAGAGGGTAGCTGGAATGTACCATTTGTATTAAATAGTGCAGTTGGAGGATTTGATGCAGTTGTTGAAGATGCATACTTTGGAGCATATGGGAAATTAGAAACATATGAAATGCCAATATTCTCGCAATTAACAATTCAAGAATCTAAAGACTTTAAATTTAAGTCAGGACAAATAGCATATCGTGGTTCAATTTGGGCTGGTGGAAATGTTACAAGTTACAAAGGGTTCATGAGATTAAAGAAAAACGCCGTAGCATAGACTAGGTAAAATTTAACAACTAGAGTCTATTAAGGTTCTAGTTGTTTTTAAAAATTATAAATATGATGGGAGAATAAAAATGACAACAACAGAAAAAGCGAAAAAAGCAGCTGCAGAAAAAGCTAAAAAAGCAGCAGAAGCCGAAAAGCAGGAACAATTAATTTTAGCAGAAACAGAACCAGAAACAGAACCAAAAACAGCACCAGAAGAAGCACCAGAAGAAGCACCAGATACTAAAGTAGAAACAATAGTGCCACAGTGTAAAACACTTTGTGTAAAAGAGGACCAGGTGCTAGTTTATACAGCACGTAGACCATTATCAGAAAGAGCTTTTAAATTAGCAAGCAACATGTTAAAAGAAGAAGCGGATAAAGCTGGCTTAAAAATTATTTTAATTCCAGCAAGTGTGGAACTTAAGGAAATAAAAAAAGATTAGAATAGAGGAGGATTTATCATGGCTATTCTAGAAGATGTTAAACTAGCATTAAGAGTTATAAACACTAATTTTGATTCAGAAGTATCAGACATCATAGAATCTTGCAAACTAGATTTAAAAGAAGGTGGAGTCATCGATCCGGATGAAACAGATAAATTAGTAAAAAGGGCAATAGTATTATATTCAAAGGCAAATTTTGGAGCTTCTAATCCAGAAATGGAAAAAAATGAAAAACAATATCACAAAGTAAAAGTTTTATTATGTAGTGCGAAAAAATATACAACTGGGGTGGTTTAAATGTATGATACTACTGCAGAATTAGGAACGCCTGAAGAAACACAAAACGCTTCTGGAACAGTAATAAAAACTTATACATACAGACTTGTTTATGTTGATGAAATGTCTATTAGACAGACAGAACATTATCAATCAGCAGCTGTAGGTTTAAGGCCCGATATAGCATTAAAGATGCGAAGGTTAGACTATCAAGGAGAACGTAGAGTAAGATATGAATCAAAAGAATATGAAGTCCTTAGAACTTATGCTCCTAATCGTGATTTTATAGAATTAGTACTTCAAGGGATTACTAATAAAGGTCAGTTAAATGGGAATACCTAGTCCGGTCAAGATTAAAAAAGGTGGAGTGGAGTATGTCAGCCGCGTGGATCGAACAAACTACTATATTAGAGAACTTACAAGAGCGGCCATGAGAGACGTAGGAAAGTTTGTAAGAAGGCATCAGCTAGATGAAGTACGAAAGTTAAGGGGATTAAAGCGTAAGAATAAGAGACCGCTAAGAGCATTTCAATACTGGGTGCGAAAGCGTGAAAATGATTTGATTGTAGGTATTAAACATAATACTTGGTACGGAACACAGCAGGAGCAAGGTACACATAAGCAACCTAGGCGCCAGATACTCCGGAAATCAGTGCTTGAAAATATTGACGAAATACGAAAGATTGAAGGTCAGTACTTATCCGCTATTGAGAATGAAAATAAGACACAGGGATTAATTAGCGAGGAAGAGTACGGGCTTAATGAGAAGGAGGAGAGATAGATGTTATTTGTAAAACAAGCGATAAAAACAGCGTTAGATGAGCTATTATCAAATGATGTAAAAAGTTATTACGAGGACTCATCAGATGAAGCTACATTTCCTTATATCACCTACGACTTCGACCAGATCAATACTCCGGATGAGGCTGGTGACAGCTTTATAGTAGATATCGATGGCTGGGATGCTCCATCAAATGGAGACGATACTACCCTGGATACTATTATGTATAACTTAGATGGTGATGGAAACCTAGAAAGTCCTACAGGTCTTAATCAAAAAATTGTTGAGATAGATAAGTTATTCTTATCAATGAGAAGGGTAGATCGACAACCGATTCCAGATCCAGATAAAACAATAAGACGAAGACGTTATTCTTATCAAGTTTCAGTCTTCGAGAAAGAAGAGGAAGTATAATGAAATATAAAAAAGCGCAACTAGATAAAATACAGACTGATTTCGGTCTAGTATATTTCAACTATGGTGAGGCAGACGAGCGTCTACTAGGGCCTACGCGTGGAGGAGCTACATTTGAAGCGACTCAAATACTAAGAGATATTGAGTACGATGGTAGACTAGGTAAGACTAAAGGTCTACAAACTATCGACTTTATCGATGCCAAGTTAATGGTACCATTTTTATCAATTTCAATTGATGATCTAAAGTTGATTTTACCTCAGGCTACAGTATCAGGAACAGCACCAGCTGAGGTCCTTACAGTAGCAGAGGAAAGCCTGGGAGTAATTCCAGATGATGATTATATCAAAAATATTACGATGTTCGCAAAAACTCTAGATGGTAAATTCAAAAAAATCACGTTATATAATGCGATGAATGAGGCGCCAATGAGTTTAGCTGCAGTAGATAAGGCCGAGGGAGTAGTTAATCTCGAAATCTTTGCGCACTGGGAAGTTGACGAAGACGATCCTAACAACGTAGATAAGTTGTACATGATTGAAGAAGTTGACACTATAACAGTAGCGTAAGGCTAAAAATAGGGCGCCATGGCGTCCTTTTATACTAAAATATAAGGAGAAATCATCATGAGTAAAATTAAAATAACAACAAGAGTAGCGTTAAAGGTAGCAAAAATAATAGGTAAACTTGATTTAGACTTTTCAGGTATCGACGCTAAAGCGGAGGTCGGAGAAGTAGGTAAAACTATGCTACTTCAGATTATCAACAAATTAGGTGACGCTGAGGAAGAGGTTATCGAGTTGATCGCTGCAGTTAAAGGATGCTCAAAAGAAGAAGCGCTAGAGGTGGATCTAGTGGAATTATTTAAAGATGAAACAGGAGAGGATGGGCTACTTGCTTTTTTCTCATCTGCAGTCAAATCCCGTATGCCAGGCTTGTAGAACTCCTCAACAAGTGCTATGGGTTGGGTGGTATACTAGATATAGAGTTTGATATCAGTATGATACACTACGCGGCTGAGAAAGAAATGGAGGACGCGGCATGGAGTTTATGGTCTCAATCATACCATACATTTAATGCTGAGAATTTTATACCATTCTCTGAATTTAAGAGTAAAGTATTCAATACAGCCTCAAAAGATTCGGCTAAGATCTCATATGACGAGGTCAAGGCTATTATGAGTAAGGTCGTAGAAGATTACGAACTCAGAGAGGAGGATAAACGATGAAAATATTTGAGTTATTTGGTTCGATATTCGTAGATACGGACGAGGCAGAGAAATCAATAAGTAAAACAGATAAAAAGGCTCAAGGTTTAGGATCTACTTTAGTTAAAGGGATCGGGACTGCAGCTAAATGGGGAGCCGCCTTAGCAGGTGGTGCAGCTATTGCAGCAGGCGCGGCGTTCAAAGCAGCTGGAAAGTTTGCGGAGACAACGGATCGGATAGACAAAATGAGCCAAAGATTAGGGCTTTCAAGAAAAGGATTTCAAGAGTGGGACTTTGTACTTTCACAAGCAGGTATCTCTATAGATAGCATGCAGTCAGGTATGAAGAGTCTATCTCAAAGGATGGATCAGTCGCTTAAAGGCGTAGGCCTGGGGGCTGAGTTATTCGACCAGCTAGGAGTATCGGTCAAAGATGCTAACGGCGAGGTCAGAAATCAACAAGATATTTTTGAGGAATCTATCCTAGCCCTTCAGAATATGGAGGACGGAGTAGAAAAAGCGTCACTCGCACAGAAGTTATTCGGGCGAAGTGGTCAGGAGTTATTGCCGCTTTTAAACTCTCAAGCTGGGAGCATAGATGAATTAAAACAGCAAGCTCAAGAGTTAGGACTAATTTTAGGGGACGACGCGGTCGACGCAGGTGTGGTATTTACAGATACTATGGATAAGTTGAAACGTGCAGGGCAGGCGGTTTTTACATCATTAGTAACTAACCTAATGCCGACAGTCCAGGGCTTTGTGGATCTAATAATCGCTAATATGCCAGTAGTGCAGCAGGTCATGGGCGTTGCAATGTCAGTAATGGAGGCAGCTCTTGATCTAGTAGTACCAATCCTGGAGAATCTGATCGAGGATATAATCCCTGAGTTAGGGGAGGCCTTCGAGTGGTTGACCGAGGACATACTGCCGGAACTTGTAAAAGAGTTTGAAGAGATAGCGGATAATGTGATCCCACCATTAATGAAGGTGTTTGATATATTCACTAATACGATACTTCCGCCGCTTATAGATATTCTAGGAGAGCTCATAGAGCAAGTACTTCCGAGAGTCGCTGAAATGTGGAAACTCATAGCGGAGAATATATTACCGCCAGTAGTTGCGCTATTCGAGCAAATCGTTAATGCGGTATTACCGCCGTTATTGGTCATCTTAGAGCAATTAGCTAATGCGCTAATACCAATCATAGACCTGTTTATATGGGTCGCTAAAGAGGTATTACCGGAGCTTATGGCGGTATTTCAAGAGTTTACCGACTTTGTTCTACCGATAGTAGTAGCAGGGCTTGAGTTTTTAGGAAATACAGTACTGCCGTTCTTGATTACGGCATTTGAGAATGTAATAAGGTTTGTTAAACCATTGCTTCTAGGTATTGTAGATCTGTTCAAGTTCGTCATAGCGGTTATATCAGGAGATTGGACCGGAGCGTGGGACGCGATAGTATCATTCACAAAGAATATATTTGATGCAATACTATCAATAGCTGATACGTTCGGAGGAGTTTTCGAGTCAATATTCAGCACTGTAGGCGATATCATTGCAGGTATCTGGGACGGAATAGTCGACGGTATTAAAGCATCTATAAACTTTATAATCGAGGGGATAAACTTCTTTATTAGAGGTCTTAACTTGATTAAGATACCGGACTGGGTTCCGGGTGTCGGAGGTAAAGGGATAGATATAGGTCAGATTCCTATGCTTGCTGAGGGTGGAGATATCATCCAAAGCGGTACAGTTATCGTAGGAGAAGCTGGTCCGGAAATGCTAACACTTCCAAAAGGTGCGCGAGTTACGCCACTTGATGAAGAGGAAAAAGCCTCATCCGGAGGGATTAATCAGACTATAATAGTTAATAGCCCTACAGCATTATCGCCGTCAAAAGTAGCAAGAAAAGTAAAACAAGCCTCGCGTGATCTAGCGCTAGGCCTAGCGTAGGAGGGTGTATATGAGAAAAATAACAATAACAAGCGCGAACGGATCAATCCTTGAAATAAGTAGATCAAAGCCGTACATCCTGCAGAAATTAGAGGGGTTAGGCGTTCCAGATAATGATACGGAGCGCCTTAAATCTCCGAACCAGGACGGTACTAGTTACGTTCAGACTTTGCTAGAAAGTAGATATCTAGACTTAGAGTTTGCAGCTTTCGATCAGAGTCAGTCAGATCTATTCGCTTTAAGGCAGTACATAAATAAGGTCATGAACCCTAAGTACTTGCTAGATATACTGTATGAATACCCTGGAGGATCTAAAAGGATCACAGGACATTTGGACGGGGAGCTGAAGTTCAAGAAGAGCGATGATCGAAAAGTGCAAGAAATGGTACTATCTGTAGAGTGTAACGATCCATTCTGGAGAGACGCATCGGATAGTAGAGCGACTCTTACCTTAGAGGATCCGGCCTTCATATTCCCGCTCGTGTTTAGTCCGACTATTAAGTTTGGGGTAATCGCCAATAAAACGGTAGTAATTGAAAACGAGGGACATGTAGAGAGCCCGGTACTTATCAAGTTTCTAGGTCCAGCTACGAATCCGATCATAACTAATGAGACTACCGGAGAGTACATCAAAGTGGATAAGACGCTACTAGCGGACGAAATGCTGGAGATCAATACAGCCTTTGGTAATAAGAGCGTAATGTTTGGAGAGTACGAGGAGTATATAGGTGACGAAGGTCAGATAGAGTACAGGTTTGTTGGGACTCCGTCTAATGCTTTTGGGTTTATAGATCCAGAAAGTACATTTTTCCAGCTACAAGTAGGCACTAATACTATCGTGTTCGACGATGATACTTCGAGCGAAGACGCAAAAGTAGTCATAGATTATAATAATCTTTACGCGGGGGTGTAGTCATGATAAGGATATACGACTTAAATGTCAGCCTAAAAGGTGAGATTGACGACTACGAGAGTCTCACGTTCACTAGGAAGTATTATACTTTTGGTGAGTTTGAAATCGAAATAAATGCAGATAAAAATAATACTGCAGAACTTCAAAAGAATAGAATCATCCAGGTAGATAAGGATCCGCGCAAGATAGGGATTATAAAAGTGATAGACCGAGAGTCTGAAGACGTCGACGTCATAAAGGTTTTAGGCTATACTCTTGATTTCCTCTTCAGGGATCGCATTATACTGCCAGTCGGTTCAAGTGCTTACGATAGCATTACAGGGCCAGGAGAGACAGTAATAAAGCATTATATAGCTAATTGCATAACTTCGCCAATAGATCCAGATAGAGTCATGGCTTTCTTTAACTTGATAGCAGACGGCGCTGCAGGATCCACAGGCGAGTACAATTCCAGGTATGATAATCTTAGCACTAAAATAGGTGAGATCAGAAAACGCAAAGAGATGGGGGTAGAGGTAACGCTCAACCTCACAACTAAAAAGTTTGAGATTGATACCTACGAGGGCGAGGACCATACTTCTGGAACAGCTAACCCGGTCATATTTTCAACCGATTACGATAACCTCATAGAACAAAAATACTATATAAGCGATGTCGACGAGAAGACATTCGCGTATGTAGGTG